CACCCTGAGGACCAGTATCACCATCTACACCTGCTGGTCCTGTATCACCTGTTGCACCTGTTTCACCTTGAGCACCAGTAGCACCTTGAACACCCTGCTCACCACGTATATTATCAGTAATAAACCCTAAACCATCGTGTGATAAGAATTCAACCGTATATGCTCCAGCTTCATCAACAATATTAGTATCATACCACCCTCTACCATCAGTGCCAGCAGCACCTGTAGGTCCAGCCGGTCCAGCAGGTCCTGTAGCACCAACAATGTCTGCTAAGAACGTAGCTTCGGTAGGCTGTACTCCACCTGAGTAATATTGAGACCAAATATCAAAGGCCGAAGCACCGGCTGGACCTACAGGTCCTGCATCTCCAGTTCTCCCCGAAGGTCCACCTGCTCCTCTTGGTCCTGTACCACCAGTTTTTCCTCTAATACCCTGCTCACCTTGAGGACCGGGTGGTCCTTGATTTGTTGGGGGGTCAACAGGATACCACGTACCGTTTAGATATGTAAGAACCTTATTGTTTGCAAGCCCAAGCAGACTAACATCATCAAGATTACCTAATGTAAACCAACTTCTAGCAGCAGCCTCAGTAGGATTGTTATTTAAGCCAAGAGAAATCCACTTATGTTCTCTTGGGTTATCACTGGTTCTTGCAAGAATCTGACCAACCTCACCACCCTCAGGAAGAATAAGATCTTCGATATCTTGCAAGCGGAATAGGGCCTGCTCTGCGTTATCTAAGGCAGCACCAGTTTCTCCTGCCGTATAGAAGGAGTCTATGTTTGACATCCTATAGCAGATAAGCTCATCTCCATCAACCATAGCTCCTATTAAGGTGAGCTGATCGGTATTGAGAGTGTAATCTGTGGTAAGACTTAAGGCATTACCATTAAGTGTTACCTTTAGCTGAGAGTCTATATCTACTCCTGAAGCATCAGAAAAGGCAATGCTGGATAAATCAAAGACAGATCCTGCACTATATTCATCATTAAAAGTTAGTAAGGTAGTTGTAGACATTTGGGTTTATTTCCTTAGGTTATACATTGTTGGGATCTCCAAATCCCGAGTTGAGGTTATCGTCAAGGTCCAGCAAACCCTCAGGATCTAGCCAAGGATCTACATCCTGACCTTCCCACTGAGGAGTACCGGGGCCTCCGAATTTATTAGAAATATAGCCCCAACCTTCACCGGCAGGACCATATATATCGCTGGGGACTTCTAATGTTTCAGCTTCCCCGAAAATGTTTTGAAAGCCCAGTTTAACGAAAACTGCACTTGTAGTTGAGTTACTTTCCCTACTCTGTGTCATAATATCAGAATAAGATGTATCTGGTGATATATTATGAGAACTATTGCTCGTTCCACTGTAGCCTCCACCCGTATAAAGATTCGGTAGGTAGTTTATATCTACTTCAAAGGCTGCAATTGGATTTCCTGATCCATCTATATGAGATATATCTGGCGTACATAAAGCAATACCAACATACGGTTGATAGAGGGCTGGATTGGGTTCAATTGGATCTCCTGATGAATCCTCATAAGTATTATCAAAAGCTAAAGGAACTGGGTAAGGTAAGGTAACAGTAGTTCCTTTTGTTATAACCCAATCCGTAGGATCTGTACTATCGGAATCAATAAAACCAGTAACCTTAGCTACGGTAGCATTAGATGCTCCATATAGAGTATTGAAGTTAATAGATTGAATACCAAAGGATCCTCCAAGACCAGCATCAGTACCAGCAACAAAGAGAACTAACTCTCGTCCTGTAGGAGCATCATCTGGTCCAGACGGACTTGTATGATCATAGGAGTTCTTTGGAACAAACCTAACATCATGCTCAAATGTGATGGAAGTAACATAACCATAGGACGGCATATAAGCCACATACGCATCATCTCCTACCGAAACATCGGCCTTACTTAAGAAAGGAATACAACGTATAGGCGTACCTTTAGATACTGTAGCAGCACTAGAAACATCATTAGCAGTAAAATCAGGCATTCCTACCCGTGTATCATTACTAGTGAAAGGTACAACCTGCTTGATTATATCCAACAGATCTTCAGTAGGAGTTTTAAAGCTACTGTATTGTCCAAGGGGTTTCCAGAAGTCATAAACTGACTCATCATACCATAGGTACTTTTCCTCACCAATGAAAACAGGAGTATCAAAGTCTGTTTTCCAGTTACTAAATGGTCTAATAAAAGAAGGACATTGGTCTACAATGTTCTGCATGCTAATCCAGTGATGTGTATAAGCAGAATTAAAAAAAACACTACTTACCGGAGGATCGCCAATTCTACTTCCAATATGAAAGTCGCCATTTCTTTTATAGTCTGGTAAGATAGTTGGATTAAATACGCTTACATAACCATGTTTAGAAATTAGAGGATAAGCCTCTGGAGTAAACCTAGTTCCATACCTAAAATAGTTTCCTGACCACTTAGATGTATAAGGAACCTGCCACCAGTCATAAATAGGTGAGGAATAATCCTCTTGTACTAAATCAGGATGACATATTCCCTTAGCATAAGATGATGTTCTTCTAAGAAGCCTAATAGAGAAATCTACTGCATCTAAATGTTTTGATCTATCCCACCAGTCGGCGGGAACAAGAATAGTACAAGAAGTTTTATCTCTGTATAAGACTCTTGTATACTGTCCTCTAGCCTGCTTAATAGTATTACCTGCATGTGTTGTCGTTCCACTTAAACTTATAGTTGTATCAAAATAAGTAGTGTTGAGATCTTCGTTGTCTTCTCTTCTAAAGGAAGTATCCCCATTCATAGTAAGGAAAGGTTCTCTAGCTATTCTGTCTGTCCATGTGTCCACCCCCGGAGAATCTGAAGAATCTCTCCAGTAACTATGGCTAAAGGGAACATTGTTTATATTACTATCTGTGTAATCCCATCCTTGAGTACCAGCAAATCCTGTTCTACAAACTCTCCAGTCTCCACCACCAACAACATCATGGTGCGTAATAACTGGATCGCAATCAGAAAAATCTGGAAGACAAGCAACAAGCCTAGGATAAGTAAAAGCAAGATAAGTAGTATTATATCTTTTTATCTCTGCTGTATAAACACTATTGAGTAATGGACCAGCAACCCAAACAGGCTTTCCGTTTTGTGGTTGGTCAAAATACTCTGGTCCATACCAATCATAACCAGTAGCGAGAACATCAATGTTTTGAAAATCGCTGTAGGATAGGTTTCTAAGAGCCACTTGATCTGAAAGTCTCCAAGATATTGAACTCGTCGGATACCCATTGTCGTAGTAGTAATCTCGAACGTATAGAGGGTATCCCCAACGATTGAAGTAACCCTCACTAATCGTATTATCTACAGGCCAACCGTCTTTTCCTGTGAAGTTAGAGGAGCAAACATCTTCCCAGTCCGTTTGTGGGTCTGGAAGCTCTCGCTCATAAGGCGTATTAGGAAAGGCAACGATAGCATAGTCTTCAACTGGAAGAGGGTTTTCAAATACAATAGTTAGACTAATGTAATCTCTTGCTCTTTGGGAATGGATCCAGTTTCTATCTCCCGAGAAGAAGTGAGTATCTTCTCCTGATGTGGTTCCTGAGTTAGTAGTGACACTCACAGGATAATAATCATACCTTGCCAACCCATTGGGTAGTTCCCCTTCTCTAAAAAGCTCAGGGAAGGCAAAGGGTCTTCTCCAGTTAACATATATCTCGTTTATGTTACTTCCAAAGACTGCTGTCATATCTTTCTTGATTGCCCAAGACCCAACATTATTAACAATATTGTGGGTATCTTGAAACGTCATATCACTTAACCATTTATGATACTTAGGAAATGGGTTTACAGGTGATTGAGGATTGCTAACCCATCTTTTGGTATGCCAGTTTTCTCCATGAGCATATTCTTTACCTGTATCATCCCAGATCTCAGGAGTCTTAATGAAGTACGAAGGTTCCCACCCACCAAAAGATCTTTCATTGTATTTTTTAAGCAGCCCACGAGATCTGGCTTCTGTGATATCAAAGTTTGTAGAAAGAAGAGACCCATTATAGGGGGTTATATAGTTTCTAGACTCAAGATCATCTAACGATAAGTGGGTTTCTACTGAAGAGTCTACAGGAAAGGGTTCATAGTTTTTATACTTTGGGGTTTTTCTAGTGTGCCAACCAAGCCTACCGAAGTCCATACCATGACTATGTTCTGCAACCTCATGAAGAAGATCTAACCTTCTGGTTACTTCTTCAAAGGCATACTCTGAGGCTGAGTAGTAGTTACTAAACACAGAAGCTACAGAAGGAACTACAAGATCAAGTTTTGTTCTAGCTGCTCCTCCCACAAGACGCTGAGAAAAAATATCATCTTCTTTTCCCACAGTCTCATCAAAAGTAAACCCCTCATGATCACATCGTTTTATATAGGTGTCTAAATTACTTAATCTTCTACCAATATTCTCAGGCCAGAAGTTTACTGTTTTTGGGAAGGAGTCAGATGTATAGTATCCCGGAGCTGATAATGTAAAGTCCTCTGGATTCTTTAGGTATATAGAAGGCCTATCGTGGTAGTAGTCCCATCCTGCATTTGTTCCGACGCTTTGTGCAAAGTAACCATACCACCGCATAGTTGTAGGTTCCATGATACTTTCCCAAAGTGCAGTAATCTTAGTAAAGTAATCTTTAGAGCCAAAGCCTTCCCAATCCTGTAAATATGTGCCGGGAGTGTCAATACCTAACGATAGCCAAACACTAATAGCTGAGATATTATCCCAGTCTGTTTTACTGGAAGGAGATGTATCGTGACCTAAGCCTGTAGCTCCTGATCCTTTGAACCTCCAGTGACCTTTAGTAAATACTCTTTTTGGAGCACGGCTACTTCCTCCTGCAAAAGAAAAGTCTTCCCAAGCTGAGATAGGACGAGCTTTCATCTCTTGTGGCTTCATAGCTTTCCACTCTTGGGTATCTTTAGACACATTAGGAAATGTTTCTGAAGACCAAGAGGGCTTAGCTTGTGCAAACTTTTGTACCCATACAGCAGAAGGAGAGTTTTCATCACCTTCCCAATACCCACCAATATCTAAAGTACTTGCTGGAGTAGTTCCAAAGCCAGTACCAAAGAATACATGAAACTCTGTATGAGGAGAGAAACCATCAAGACCAAAGCTGTGGTTTTCTGGGTCTGTATTAGCCCAGAAAGCTTCGGGATCGTCTTTATCGACAGTATCGTTCCCTCCTACTGTAATATCAAACCAGTCTGTATCTTGGGAAGAAGCATGATGCCATTCCCACTTCCTTGCTGTACTATCATATGAAAGAATAGCTTTACTATAAATAGCATCATCAGGAGAATCGGGAGTACCATCGGTACCTGCTGAATCTAAAGAAACATCAGAAAGATCGTCTGTTGTTAAAGAACTAAAGGCTTGAAATACCCAAGTCTGGTTAGACTTATAAAAGTAACCATCCTCAGTAGAATCAAAAGATGTAATGAAATCGTCTACCCGTGTAGATGTACTCTCAGCATAAGGATATCCAATATAATCAACATACGCTGGTGTTTTAGTTACCATTCCAGAAAGATGTAAGACTTCTTTCTCATCTAAATTCTTTGGCAGTACAACAACAGGTAATAAAGACATATTGCCTCCTATATGAAAGGTGCTTGAGTCGTTCTAACAGAAGCATCTAAAGATCTATCTCCATATACTCTAAAGTACTGAGGAGAATAGGTACTATTATCACTACAAAAGGCAGCAGTAGGTAAGTTTAATCTAAAGGACTTGGGATATATATTCCACATTCCAGCATATCCTAAGGTTCCTGCATAGTCACTAACTAAAGGTACAGCCCCTGTCCTGCTGCCTAATACAAGAATCTTGGATGTAGACTGAGCACAGCTCAATGCTACTTCTATCTCTAGAATATGATCATTATCTGGATTAGCTCTCCAACCACAGATTCTAATACCGTCTACTAAGCCTCCAAGGTCTCTTATCCAAAGACCTTGGTCAGTAAGGTTTCCTGTATAATCAGTAAAAGCCAAGTAACTTCCCGGATCAACAGTAAATGAGCCTATTACTCTGTTTTGGTACATAGTAGGCAAGAATCTTCGGTTTGGATTCTTTAGAAAGTTTGGTCCACTAGTTGTACTAACATCAGTAGATCCAGTGGTTTCAATAATAGCATCTGTTCCATCAGGAAGTGTATCTCCATAGGCAACTGGTCCATTTAATTGGGGCCAGTCTGCTGTAGAATTAGAGTATTCTCTCCATGTGCCGAACCTAACACCATACTTCCACTCAACTGCAGACAAAAGTGCAGCCTCTAGTGCTGTTCCCTCTAAACTGTCTAAAGCATCGTCGATTCTTTTGGTTAGGTTATAGCCACTTTTGACAGCAACATCATCCCACATAGCAGCTACGTCCCTAACTGTTGGGATTTCATTAGCAGCAGGAGTAGTTAATACACCGCTTGACAACAAAGCCTCATTAGAAACGTAAGGTCTCTCAAGAAAAGCAATACCATGGTAGTCCGTTCCCCATAGTTGCTGCTGCTCAGTTGGTCTGAAGTCCTGAATCTCCCACGGCTTCCACTTAGAAGAGCTTCCGTCCCAAGCTAGTACATCAGTTCCTGTAGAAAACCCAGTAATATCAGTATCATCTAAGTTATCTATAGTAAGAGCTAAGTATCCGGGCTTCCACTTCTCAGTAGTAGAATCATACTGTAGCAGCTGACCATCAAGAGGAACATAACTGGCCTGATCAACATCAGCCAACTCAAATATGTTAGTAGCAGGCCTAGGTGTGGGAGGATCATCACTATAATCTACTAGGTCTTCGTATAAAAGACGAATATGATCATAGTTAGCATTCATTTCCGAAGCATTAAGAGCAGAACCATCAGAATAAGTATATTGCCTGCTAGTTAAAAGCTGTCTATTAATTGCAATAGCTAAACCAACTGTTGGATACGGAAGAATAAAAGAAATACTTTCTTCCGTGATATTAACTGTGTAATGAATGCCTTCTGTCTGTAAAGATCCAGCCACAAAGACTTGAATCTGGTTATTAGGCGTTACTCCTTCAATCAATTCTAATGAGTTAAACTGATAAGGACCAGCATTGCCTGTTGCTGTATAATTAACAGATGTAGACATACGCTCTCCTTGCTATTGCGTAAGTGTACTGCTCAATGACGGAGCAAAGTCCACCCGATATTCTATATTAGTAATATTCACCGGAACTGGATAGTTACTTGTGATTTTAATTGATGAAGTACCAGTAGACTGTACCTTAGGAGAGTATGATCCCTCAACTTCATAGTAAGATCCGAGAGGAGCATTCGGGTTGTTGGCTCTTGTAGGATCAAAAGTAACAGAAGTAGGATTTCTTGTCCATCTGTAGAAATAGACATCATATTTACCTGTATTGTGATGAGAGATGTTCATGTCCTTCAGTGTTAACCGTCCATCAATGAAGTTATTATACTGATCCCGCATCACAGGAGTTGACATATCAATAGTCATAGTATATCTCTCGCCTACTACAACATTTTGGGTTCTTAAGTCTACACCTGTTGCTCTAAAGTAGTAAATAGGCTCAGGGGGAGCAGTGTTATCGTACTCTACAGTTCCTGTAAGCTCTTGGTTATCATACCAAGCAACAACCTCTGAACCAGCATCGCTAGAAGGAATAAAAGGAATAGGAATAAGCGTATCATCGTCCTGCATTTGGTCAGGAACAACAGTAGACTTCCTGTCTAAGTGAACATCAGTTGGAGCTGTTCGTTCCATACTAACCTTTTCTACGAATGTTCCATATTGGTCTACATCAGGAGTACCAAATACTCTTTCATTAGGCCTACGAAGCAAGAGGTAGAGCTCATTATCAATAACGTAAGTATATTGAACTTGACTGTCTTCGGCTAATATCCATCGGTAATAAGCACTCTGCTGCATCTTATCCGCATCAAACCTTGCTGTATACATATAAAGATGGTTCTTGTTATCTGCGTCCCCAAAGATTAAGGTATCTTGATTGGGAGCAGAGGCTACCGTATCAATAGTTGTAGGGAAATACCCAAAGACATTTTGACTAATGTTCACTGCTGTCTGAATATTATTAGTAGAGGAACCGTAGTACATGAATAGCCTACCAGCATCCGTAAAGAACAACAAAGAACCAACCTTCATTGGCTTAGTAAATCTAGATGTACCATAGAAACTTGTTGGCTCTAATGCCGCAGTCTTAGGTCCAATAAAGTTGTTAGATCCCTTAAGCTCATACTGTGTAAGTCCAGTAGTTGTGACAAAAAGAAAGTCCGAGTAAGGAACTAACCAAGATATCGTACTGTTTTCTCCAGAGGATGCTGTAATATCAATAGGATCTGTATCTACAATAGTAGATGGATCCTTGATAAAGAAATCAAAGTGATCGTTGTATTGTGAGGAGAACAGAATGTCTCCAGCAGCAAACCACAACCTATTTCTAAAGAATACTCCAGCTGTTAACTTAACCCCAGTAGCAAGAGTAGGATTATAAGGATCGGAAGTCTCATTGATGGCCGAGGGGCCGGGGTTGTTTTCTCTAGTGCCAGAATATCTTGGAGCCCAAATAGGCTTACCAATAGCAAAGTCATCTGAGCTGGCATCATACTCAAGGAGCCAAGGCCATGTGTCCCCATCGAAGAGGCTACCTGCTTGCTCTGTTCTAACAAGAGTATACCAAGGCTGCTGAGTAGAGCTGTTAGCTTTAAAGAAAGCCTGACCGGGAAAGTCTAAGTAGCTTTCTCTTGCGTACCACACAAGACCACTGCCTACTAATGTGTCTGCACCGTTGCTTTTAATCGGATCGGAAGGATCTGGAGGGAGCCTAAACTGACTGTAGTTCTTTCTGTTTAATCCAATGTCTTGTAATACACCATTAGGATCGCTCTCTTGGTTTAGGTCTCTAACAAGACCACCAGTAACAGGATCTGTATAGGATACAGCAGCCCCATTACCAGTAACAAGGAACTTAGCATCAGCTTCTGTATTAAGAATCATTAGGTTTCCCTTGATCTCAATAAACCTAAGCTTATCTCTGTAGGAGCTACTACCAAAGTCAAGGTATGCTCTAAAGTTCGTATTAATTGCTGCTTCTAATGAAGTAACTAAAGAAGCTGCTGTTTCCTTTACCCCTGTTTCTGCAGAGAATACCTGCATGATATCTCCTACATCAGTAGCACCGGGGTTCAGCACAATAATCTGCTTATTACTACCATCTATATTGAAGTAATAGTAAAGGATATCATCATCATAGTCTGTAATATCAAGATCACCGTAAGTAGATTCATCGGTGTCGATATACTGAGTTCCGTGCCTTTTTTCTGCTGATCTCTCAAGAGTTAACATAACATTATCAGCTTCACTTACTTCACTAGGAAGACGCTTTGTAGTAGATTGCTTTGCCACTCCTCCAGCCAATGAATTGATTCTAATAACTTGTTTCTCAGCAGGCATAGATTAGTTTCCTCTTCGGGTATAGTAAGGATCTGAAAGAAAAGACAGGTGTCTATTAACAGCTCGGACTCTAGACCAGTCACCATGAGTAAACAACCCTCTGTTCTTGTTGTTCACATCATTAGAACGAGACTTCGCTCTAGACATGTTACTCTCTACTTCCAGTGCTCTGTTAACCGCAGGATCATTTTGAGTAACTAATTGGTATCGTCTTGCTGCCTCAGTCATTGCTGCTCTTCGGGTGTTTACATTCAAGTCATCCCAATCTAAGAGAACCTTAACAGTAATCTCAAACCCATCAGAACCTACACTTGCAGAGTAATCATTAGGGGTTAGCCAGTTGTCCGTTTGGTTGGTCTGATTCCATAGGAGAGCACCACGAACTTGGGCATCAACATAACCACCAACTTTGGAATCTAGGTTAAGAAGATCATCCTTAAGATACACATCTATAACAGTAGAAGGAAGGGAAATCTGACCAGTTACAGCGTCTGGAATATAGAAGGAAGTATAAACGTTTTCATCTATGCCCCTTTCCTGTGCCTCTGCTACAACCTGATCTAATAAGAAGGATGCAGTAGAAGTATCTACAGCCTGATCGCTTCCTGATAGACTATTAACAGGACTCTCTCCTGCACATATTAAACAGTAATTAACCGCGTCTAGTTCGGATAATGCCATAGTTCTTTCCTATTCTGTGTAAAATCTTTTTAAATGTTCCCACGCATCGCCCCTACGAATCTCTTCTTCAGTCCACTGACAATAAGAGAGATTTTTACACCATTGCTCTCTATCTGGGGTGGTGGTATGCTTACATAGTTTGTAAACCATAGAAGTAGGGTATGTGGCTACAGTAGGAATACCAGCCATGACAGCTTCTACTCCTGTATTAGAAGAACAAGTGACAACTAGCTTGGCTTCGTCGAACTCCTGCTGAAGGGTTCTTTCTGGAGGTACAACATTAGGATGAAATCGAATCCTGACATCATGACCCATGGCTTCATACTGCTGCTTAGTCTCTTGTACCCAGAGATCTATATCAACAGGATCTAGTGTCTTACTAAACAGAGTGGCATCTTCAGGTGTCTGTCCAATAACAAGAACATACCCATTATCTCTCGTTATCCATGGTTTAATCATGTCTTCTTCAGCCCATCTGTTACCATCAGACTCTTGGTTCACAAAGTTTGCTTCACCATTAAGCCCATTGAACCCAATGCTGTATGTTCCCCATAGTCGGTTGTTATAATAACCATGCTCTATAATTAAATAATTGTTACAAGCATCAGATCTGGGGATATTCCTATGTCCCCACTGAACTACAAGATCCGAGAAGCTTGAGGAGTTACTAGTAGTAGAGAAAATACCGTGCCGAGCCAATCCTTCTCGAAAAGCACTGAACACACCCATGAATTTCCTATACTTCACAGACTTTGAGTCTACATCCACAAGTCTAGACTTAACCAAAGATGACATATCCTTACCTTCATAAGGGTCGATTGGTTCTCTTATATCAATCTTCATTATATTTCCTTCAAGATGTGTAAGGTAGATAAAAAATACCCTAGGCCCCTGCGAGGGGGCCTAGGGCAAGTGAACGCTAATTACTTAGCATCAGCTCGTCAGGGTCGGATCAATTTCAATCGTAGCACAAAGCTCCGGTCGAAGGACACCACCACCACGATACATCGAAGCCACAGTAAAGACTGTGTTTCGACGGACATCGTTGACGGACTTGACGTTCAGGCCTTGCTTCACGATAGAAGCAACTCCGCCCTTTTGCCAAATCAAACCACGGACATTGGTCATATCAACACGATAGTTGGTATCACCTGCAGCCGCCCACGCACTGCCTTGGGAAGCAATGTGGTTGGAGCTACAGATAGTAACTCCCATGTAACGAAGCTTACCGGCCATTCCAACAGCTTCTGTGTAAGGAGCACCAGCGCTCGCACCCATACCAGTGTCGCCACCGAACATAGGACGGCTACCGCCGGACGCGAAGTCCCCTGTAGCATCTGCAATACCGAGCCTACGGATCTCATGGAAGAGAGCCGGGCTGACAGCACAGTACGTACCTTCTTCAGCAACATCAAGCTCACGGAAGAGAACCAATTGATCCTCAATTGCGGCAAGGACCTTAAGAGCCTTTGCTTCACCCGTGTCAACAATCGTCCCAGTCTCGTCGAGAGTGACGTAGCTGTGACCCACGTAACGTGTGTCAAGACCACCTGAGGCATCAGCCGCAGGAGTCTCACCGTCTCGCTCATGCTGACGGGAAGTCGAGGTCTTTGCACCCTTAGTGATAAGGCGAGCAATCTGACGATCTCTTTCGTTAGCAAGACGCAGGCCGCACTCACGAGCACGACCCTGACGATAATCAATCTGCTGAACCATCAGCTGAATGTTATCCTCTTCAAAGTGAGCAGCCATAGGACGCCGGTCCAGACTGATCGAGAACTTCGTGGTTGAGGAACCTCCACCCATGAGCTCTTCGCCAGCTTCCCAAGCATCTTCGAGACCAATAGTACCCATGACTGGGAACTCAATCGTAGTACCACTTGTGATGGTTCTAGAATCGACCAATGGTTCAAAAACATTGTAAGCTGAATAGGCTGAAATTACTTCTCCAGCCCAAGTTGGCAACCAAAGATCCAGACTTACTGGAGTATTGGTTGTGTTGGTTGTAACGGTCGGGACTGCCGCGTCCTGACCCCATGTAGTGATTGGAGCATGATCTACCATGTTCCACCTACCTTTCTAAAAAGAATTAGAAATACTGCGAAAGTTTGGTAGGCCACAAATATATAGATTATTCCCGTGAGGGAGTCTTCATCTATGGGAGAACTAAAGTAGTACATAACAAGCCGCTCATGCAGGGTGCTGTATAGTTACTTCTGTTCTCAAGTTTGAGGGTATTCGCATTAACCCTCGATTACGTTGAATATAGCCAAGTTGACTTTTGCATACGCTGTTGCACCCAAGATGTGTAATCTGTTTCGGTGCTATATCTTGGATCTCGCTGTGCTCGAATCAGCTCCTCTGTAGTAGCGAAGGGCTCGATAGGATCTTTACTGCTTGCTCTATTAATCGTACCGGGAGCCGTAATAGTAGGCTCGCGTGTACGAGAGGTAGTAGGCGTAGCATTTTCGTACTGAGCCTTAAGACCTAAAAGTGTAGCGTTTCTTGCAGATGTCTGCAATGCTTGGTTAGTAGCTTCTCTCTCAGCTGGCGAAAGGTTATCTCCACACCATGCTAAGATATCATTAAGAGTCTCTTGACCGCCAACAACCTCAGCAGCTGTGTGGAAATTCTGCTTAAGTGTAGCTGAACGTCCAGAAACAAACTGGCTTACCATTTCTGGTGTTACACCGGGGAAGGCTTTTAACACACTCTCTATACTACTCTCACTTAACTCTCCAGTAGTATCAATCTCATTACCCCAAGCGTTCCATGTGTCTTCATCAACACCAACCTCAACGACTTCTGTATCGTCCTCTTCAACTGGTGCCTCTTCTTGCTTAGGTTCTGGTACGAGAAGCTCGTCATTTGGATTAACATCCTCTACTTCAGCAGGCTCCTCTTCAATCTTTCCTTCTGCTATAGCAAGCTTACGCTCTAGCTCTCTAACCTCTTGTCTACCTTGAGTAAACTGACCAGCAGCTTCCTTAAGGCTATCAAAATAAGCACCAAAGTCAGAAAAATTCTCTGGTAATGTTTGGTCAGTAGCCATAGAACCATCTACAAAAGCTTTCTTTTCATA